ACTTTTGAAACGCTAAAGTCTCTTGACAAAGGTATAAAGAAACTAAACGACAGCTCAGGCAATAACCTAAACGGAAACGTCATCAAGCTGTTCAAAGAGATTCAAAAAGTCTCTTCTCCAAAGCGCAGCCTAAACACAGAAGAAGTTAAGTCTATCACTGGCGCATCTATGGATCGCCGCCAGTTCAATACCCTACGTCCACGTGTAGATAAACTGAAAGATAGCGCAAAAGATTTCTTCACAATGCGTGGATTCTTAGATAAAACTGGAATTGTACCACGTGGATCTGGCGGCATCATCTCTAAATATCTAGACAGAAATGAAGCTAAGAAGAAATACGCTGATAGTAGAGCACCAACAATAAAAGCAGATGCTGGTAAATTAGCTCTAGCTCGTGCTGCTGGGCTAACTAGTAAAGCTGGCGATTGGGATAAGCTGTCAGAAGAGCAAAAAGCTCCTTTCATAAAACAAGCTCAAGATGCTCGCAGAAAAACTGCATTGAAGCAATTCGATCAGCAGCAAAAAATTCAGTATGATATTAGTAAGAACGAAGCCAAGTTAAAAGAATATCGCGATCAAGGATTCACCGAAGATCAAATAAACAATACCCCAGAAGCGAAACAAAGAACCAAACTAGCAGCAGAACTAGCGAAGGTTGATACACGTGTACGCCCTAGTGGGTTTGATGTAAAAACTGGAGAGGTGAAAATCTCTGCTCCAGAAACTGCAACTGAGCAGCAAGCTAAAGCCATAAGTGCAGGTAAGGGTAAAGTAATCCCGTTCTCTGGATCAACAGAAGCTGCTGGATCTTCTCTCGGTAGTGAAGAAACTATGCTTGAACAGAACCGCATGGTTGCTGAACAGATCGAACTTCTAAAGAAGATTGAAGAAAATACCAGAGGGCTAAAGGGTGGTGGTACCACTCAGAAACCAGCGGAAGAAGAAGCTGGCGGTCTCGGTCTCATGGATATGCTTGGCGGTAAAGCAGGCAAGCTAGGAAAGATTGCTAAGATGGCAGGTCGTGATCTGTTGTCTGGTGCTAAACCAGCAGGTAGCTTCTTACTGAAACGTGCAGGTCCATTAGCCGCAGTTGCTGCAGTCGGTGCTGGTGCCTACGAAGGTTACAAAGGTTGGACTGAAGCAAGCGACAAACAAGAGGCTGCTAAAGAAGAAATCAAGGCTAAAGTTGAGTCTGGTGAAATCACCCAAGGCGAGGCTAACCAACTGACCAAACAAGTAGATGAACAAGCTACTGTAGAAAAGGGTGGCGCTGCTGGTAAAGGTGCTGGTATGGCTATCGGCGGTGCAGCTGGCACACTTAAAGGTGCTGCTGCTGGTGCTGCTATCGGATCTGTCGTTCCAGTTGTTGGTACTGTAGTTGGTGGCGCTATCGGTGCTACTGTTGGTGCTATTGGCGGTAGCTGGCTTGGTGGTAAAGGTGGTGAGTGGCTTGGTAAGAAAGCTGGACAAGCTAAGAACTGGGCAGGCAACCTAATTGATAGCGCAAAGAACGTGTTCAGTGCAGGCACTTCTAGTAAAGACGCTGCTCAGAACATGGAAGCTGAAGTTGCTAAACGCATTCAATCCGAAGGTGTAGAACCTGGATCAGAAAGAGCTAACAAGATTCGTCAAGAAGTTCGTGCAGAAATTCTACAGAAAGACCCAAATGCATTTGTCCAAGCTGGACAGAAAGTGTCATCTAACGCATCTCTGATTAAGGCAGATTCTGCTATGGGTGGAACTAGCAGCATAACTGCCGAGAAGGCAAGCACTAAACCTAGCCTATCCCCAGCAGCAGTAGCAATGACTGGTGAAACAGTCTCTCGCGCTTCTAGTGAAACTGATCAAGCACGACTAGATGCTACTAAGGGTGGCGGTGGTAATACTGTTGTCTCTGCTCCAACAATCAACAACAATACACAAAATCAAACAAACAGAGTCAAGCTGTCTCCAAGAAACAACGATAGTACCGTTAACAAGTACATGCAAAGTCGTTGGGCTTTCTAAATGCAAAAAGGGCTACCAAACGGTAGCCCTCACTGTTTCTACTTAACGTAGATCAGTCTTCTTTTGCGATCTTCTCGAAATAAGACATCACATCATCGTCGTCATCTTCCATTGCTGGCTTCGCAGCAGCCTTCGGTGTGAAAGCAGGTGCAGAACGAGCAGGTTCAGGTGCAGCCATGACAGGACGATCTTCTTCATCAGCCATCTGCGCAGCAGATTTGCCAACGAAGGTGTCGCCAGAAAGCACTTCTTCCAACTTCTTCTTCAGTTCGTCGTAAGACTTGAAGTTCTTACGATCAGTGAATTCAGATAGCTTGTGTTGGCTATTGACAATACGAAGCAGAGTGTCTTCATCTTCTGAAATAGCAGACGGTTCCATGAAAGCGGATTCGTCGTAGTTGGCATAACCATCCTTCTTACGCATACGCAGTTTGAAGTTGGCACCTTCCCACAGGTCAAACACGTTCACAGGCTTTTCATCCTCGAATGTAGGACGAGCCTTGTCCATGATCTTGTCAAAGATCTTCTTACCGAACTTGAACAGGAATACCTTACCTTCATTCTCAGGATGCTTCGGATCAGAAACAACCAGAATGTTGGCAGTGAAAGACAGCTTACGCTTTTGCTTACGTGCGATCTCTTTGTTAGCTTCAGAACCAGAGTTCCACAGGCGAGTGTTCAACTCACCAACAGGGTCGTTCTCGCCAAGAGTAGTCAGCGAGTTTTCGATGTACCACTTACCAGTCGGACCTTGGAAGCCATGAGAGAAGATACGAACCCAAGGCAGTTCATCACCTTCAACGCGTGGGAGGAATCGAATCGTAGCTGTACCGTTACCAGCTTTGTCACCTTCGAGACGCCAGAAGCGATCATCGACATATGACTTGGATTCAGATTGGGGATTGGCAATCTTTTCGAATTCTCCAGCGATCTTGCTGAAGTCAGAATTGCGCAGTGCGCGTAGTGCTTGAATATCCATTTTGTTTCCTTTATATTTAAAGTATTAACGTAGTATGAGTATTATTTTCAATAAATAGTTTGGTAGTCACGGAACGGCAATTCCCACTACCTCTAGATACCGAAACTAAAACAGGAGTACCCAGCATGTCTATTTATAGTCCAACAGAACATGATGAGATTTTTGATTCATTAAAAACTTTCGTCTTCACTGAATCTGACTTGGACCAAAGCCCAATCATATCCAAAGGTAGTTTCATTAACCCATTTTATAACTCTGAAACTTCTTCCTTGAAAGAACTAAAAACTTTAGTCACACGCTCTTTGTCGTACTTGACAAACCCTTTGGATTTTTCGATTCTTCGTATATCGTTCTCCCACAAAAACATCATTGAAGAGTTTTCTTTCCAACTCTCAACCAAACCGAGCATATCATCAAGGATTCTTACAGTCTCAATGCTAATCTGTTTACCGAGGAATAGCTTTAGTATACCTGGATAAGTGTTGGAAGTAAAATAAAATAGATCGTTCTCTTTAAGTTTGTTCTTGTGAGCAGTTAGCAAAATCGTACCACAGTCGTCGCTGAAGATCTTTGTGATTGATTGTTTGCGTTTCTGCCACTCAAGTAAATTAGTTTCAGCTTCTTCGTAGGAATACAGTGACGTATCATTACCGTATGCAAAGTTAGCCACGAAGAATTGAATGAGGTCTTTATCAACTGGGTATTTGCGTGCCAGCTTCTCAAAGATGTAGCGATCGTTTCGTGCATTAAATGCTTCACGTGTGCCTTTGATATTGCCACGGTTCTTGAAAACATCGAAACTATCTTTGGTGAAGTGCAGCTTAATAGCCATGTAATACTTGTAAGCCTTAAAACCGTCCACTTCTTGCTTTCCTACAGAGTTCTCTCATCTCAGTTGTGAAGTCAGGAGAAATCTCAGAGACTCCGCAATTGATAGTAATAATATCACCTTCCTGTTTCCCAAAGTTCTTCAGGAATACGTAGACAATACCTAACCAAGTGCTTAATATGATAATCCAGACGGCAATAAACAGCGTCTTAAATATCAAGCTGTGCTTGTTTCGGGAGGTAGTTAAGTTCACGGAAATTCATCTCAATTTTATCCTTGAGTGACTTGTTGATTAGCTTAGCAACGTCGTCAGGTTCAAGGAAGTTCTCTTTACAATAATCAAGGACAGCATCCATATAAGAGACACGCTTCTCATTGACCACCTGCTCAATGTGTAGTGAAAATTCGTTGGAGTTCTTAAACATTAGGTCTCGTTAGATAATAATTTGAAGACTTGATCGTACGTTCAAGTTCGCCGTACTCCTTCATCTTCTGTTTGTACAATTTCCAGATCGGGGTATTCGTATTCTCTGGATCCATCTTACGCTCAAACTTATCCAAGAACATGCTGAAGAATTTATCCAGCTTCATTCGCTCAACCAGTAGCTGAGCCTTTGCGTCAGCAATACCTTGATAGTTTCGTTCGCCCGCCATTGCGGAAAGTTGTTCAACCGTAATCATGATGTAATTATACCTTATTTGTTGTTACAAGACAAGTTTGTAATCTTACCTTCGTAGAATGCAAGATCAAAGGACAAGGAAGAGACTTCTTCCTCAAGTTTGCGAAGCTGAGCACTCAACTTCTGCAATTCTTCGTAGTGTTTCTTCTGCAGCAACTCAATAGTTGCCTCATGGGCGGCGCACTTGACGCAAAACTCAGCCATTAGTTTCTCCTCATAGTAGCAATTGCAACTGCTTCTTCGTCAGAGAAAATAGGAACGGAGTTGGACTTGTGCATCGTACCTATACCCTTCATAGCAGTGCCAGTGTAACGTGGCGACTCTTTCTTGGTGCATGGTTCGGCTGTAAATGGAAGGCTCGGAATCTTAGGCGTCTCTCGACGAGCAGGTTCTCCAAGCGAGTATGACCAGTTATCCTTTGACTTTGCAACAGGCTTCTTGGGTTCATACTTCTTAAGCAACTTCTCCCAGTCAGATTGCAGCTGGCGCTGTTTAGCATTAGGCTTGCGCTTCTTAGACTTTGCAGGTGCAAGGTGAAGGACGAAAGAGAGATAACCGAGTTTCTCACCCTTCATGAGTTTGGGATTGCCAGTGCTCAACAGTTTCATAACGATCTCCTTAGGCGAGGGCAACACGGAACATCTTCAGGGAGCCATTGTCGGCAGGAATCTGAACCGCAGTAGCAAACTTGACACCG